ATCTATTATATCTCCTGATGATTATCTATTCACACAGATATACGAAAAACATTCTGATGAGTTTGTTATGGATGAATTTTTTTTTTTTTAATTTAATCAGAATATACAAGAAGAATTAACACCCAATGACTATATATTCACACAAATTTATCATCGTTTACAAAATGAAATAGTAGTTTTAGATGATGAATTATATATTAACGTTCCAAATATAACTTTTAGAGACTATTATAACGTTCTAGATTGTAATGTTAAAGATGAAATTGTAGAAGTTGCAATTCAAACATTACAAGGAGAAGATAATCTAAATGTTTCAGATTCATATTTAATCACCTTCCCAATAGAGGAGTTTGTTGATGGTGGACCTCATGGATTTGATTATGGAATGTGTGAAGATTCAATAAATATACAAATAATAAATATTTAACGTAAGGAGGAATGACATGATTAAACGTGAACATCTAATTTTTAAAGATAGTGAACGTCCAAATCTAAAGGATAAAATGGTAGGTGGGTCACCTACTGAACACACTGGTATTAAAGGAAGAGTACAAATTCATACCCGGGATATTGAGGGGACAGATAAAAAATTATATCTAGTTGAAGATACAGGGAATCTTATTGTATATCGTGGACGAAATTGGTTAATGCAAAGAGCATTTGAACAAGATATGTCTGGTAGAGCTGGGTGGAAAGATAAATGGATAAATTGGTTTGGTATCGGGACGGGTGGTGCAGTATCTGGACAACCACTAGTTCCAGCAAGTCCTGATCTCGGAGATTGTGCTCTAGGATCTCATGGGTTAATTGGTTCTGGCACTAGATGGACACAATGTGATGATCTGGGTGCTGTTGCTAGAGATTATCATATGTTTGATGATGGCTATCCTATTTTCATAAACGACCCAGATGTAGATAACGGTGATCTATGTACAAATTGTACTTCGGTTGACCCTCTTGATTCTACTACATATAATTGTGAGAAATTCTTAATTACTTTAATTAGAACAACATTAACAGCTGATGAAGCAAGTGATACTTTGGGTCTTGGATATCAAGATATTAATGAAGCTGGTTTATTTGTTAGTCCAAGTGAAGCTACAGGTTATGCATTTGCAGCAGAAGATATGGAAATATTTGCACGTGTATGTTTTTCAACAATTAGAAAAGATGTGAATCGTGAATTAATTTTTAGTTGGTACATTTATTTCTAAAAACGCAAAAAAAAAAATAAAAGTGATATAGGCCCTTGGATTACTCCAAGGGCTTATATCCACGTCCGAATTAATTAACCGCATAATTAATTCCAGACCCATCCACAATTTTTAAATCAAATGAGGTTGCCAAATTCATAATATGTTGACAAACACCATCATCGACAATCACCCCTTCAATATAGTTAGGTCTGATTAATCTACCATCTATTTGTTTTGGGTGAATTATCCATCTTTTTTCTTGAGTTGTTTTTCTTATAAAATCAGATGCTGTTAGGGGTGATATTACAACATCTTTCATTAATTTTTTCAATCCGCTTATTACATGATTAGTTGTTTCTCCAACACCTGACTCATGTAAAGCATTGGCCCAATCATGCAGCGTCACATCATGTAATTGTTTATTAGCTGTTATCATCATTTGTAAACAGGTTAATTTTCTTTTATCAGGAATTCTATCTTGTAAAACTATATTATATTTCATGGTTTGTTCGCACAACAATCGACCCAAAGATTTAGCTCTCTCTTTTGGGTGAATAATAAGAAATCTCACTATATTTCCGTTAACATCTAAACACTCAAATAACATTGAAGGAATTAATTTAAAACCAGACTGCCAAGCAGCCTGTTGAATTTCAGTACTACAGTGTGGAGTATTTTTCTTAGGTAAACAAATTTCTACTTTTTGATCACCAGCCAATCTTCCGATACAATTAATATTATTTAATGCATTATCAAGTGAGTCACATAAAACAAACCAATCTTGAAACATAAAAGATCTCCTTTCATATAAGGTAGTGGGATTATAAAAGAAACTGTTAAATATGTTATGTTAAAAGAATTAGGACAAATAATAAACGAGGACTCTAGATTTTTTAGCGATGTAAAACTTAAACACAATATTAATAGGAGGCAAATAATATGTCAAACGTTTCTCCCGGAGTTTATACTAAAATTATCGACCTTTCTGAATATGTTGCTCAGGTACCATCTACAATTGGATTTCTGCCAATTATTTCCGAGCGCGGGGAAGACAATAAGTTAATATTCACAAACGGAAAAGATTTTTATCCTGACTTTGGTGAACCTAATATCAACTACGTAGGTAAAACTTTTGGACAGGGCCCATATGTGGCTTCATCTTATTTAAGAGAATCCGATTCTCTTTATATAATTAGATGTTTACCAGATGATGCAACATGGGCAAACTTATTACTAGTCACTGAAGATCCTTTAGCTCTAGGAGCAGATGGAACTGCGGATATGACTGTAACAAGTGAAACAGGATTAAATACATCAGGCGAGTTAGAAACCATTGTGGATTTTAATACCAACCCATTAAACTGTGTTTTATTTTATGGAGTTGGTCGAGGTGAATGGTACAACAACTTTCAAATTAAAATTTCAGAACATGCTAATCCTTTAATGACTGGCGTCTACATTCTTGATTTTTACATGCGACAAACTGAAGATGATCCAGAAACCGGTGCCGCCCAATATGAAATTATAGATTCATTTGAAGTCTCTTTTGATTATAGACAACTTGATAATTCAGGGGAATCTATGTATATTGAAGATGTTGTTAATAGATATTCAAAATTTGTAAATTGTGCTTGTGATAAAGATTCATTACTTCAAGCTATTACAGATGGTGCAGATTTTACTCAAGGTTTTAATGCTGGACCGGTTAATCTTCAAAATGGAGATTCTGGAACATTGTTTGACGTTGATGGACGAGTAGATTCTACAGTAGCAACACAAGTATTAACACAAGCATACAACGGAACATTAACTAAAATAAATGGGGATTATCTATATGACGTCTTAGATCTAGAAAATTACTATTTTAGTCTTGTATTAGATGGTGGTTATCCTACAGATGTTAAAACTGCTGGTATATATACTCTAGTCACAACTAGAAAAGATTGTGTTGCATTAATTGATAATGGAGATAATGCAACTATTCAAGCAGCTCTAGATGCTCGAGATAACAACCACACATTCAATACTAGATACATGGCACTTTATGAACCATATTCTAAAATATATGATAGTTTTACTGGACGGGATATATGGATTACTCCAGTATTCCATATGGCTAATATTATTCCGTTTACAGATAACGTTGCAGAATTGTGGTACGCTCCTGCTGGGTTTAATAGAGCTACTGTTGCTACAATTAAAGAATTGCGTTTCAGTCCATTAGTTGGTGATAGAGACAGATTCTATCTTGCACAGATTAATCCAATTGTAAAATTTAATGTTGGATATACTGTTTGGGGACAATTGACAACGCAAAAACGACCATCTGCATTACAAGATCTAAATATTATAAGATTGGTTCTTTATATCAAACGAGCACTTGAACAATTCTGTAAATTTTATATCTTTGAAATGAATAATGCGGATACATGGAGTGCTGTTAGTACTCAAGTTACAAAATTCCTAAAAGTTATCCAGAATAAACGTGGACTTTATGGATTTTCTGTTAATGTAGCGGCCACGGAGTATGAAAAGAAAGCTAAACAATTTCATGTTAATGTTACTCTAGATCCTACAAGAGTAGTCGAACAAATTCATTTAAATTTCTTCATCGTTTAACCCTCGGACCTCCTTTCCGAATAAATGGGGAAGTGGCATTATGTCTACTTCCCCATTTTTTTACGCTCGAATGATTTTTTCAGCAGCATCACGAGTAATATATTCATAAACAAGACCACTATCTTTCGTGATGGGTCCATCAGTTTCTTGTGCTTCCCAATCATTCACCTGGTATACTTTTTTAGGTATTATTATATGCCGCGCACGATGTATCAGATATTCTACCCCGGGTTTTTCTTCTAGATTTTTCAGGTTGGGATCTTGAATTTTCTCTTCATTAATTATAGCAAGTGGTTCGTCTACAAACTCCCAAAAAGAATCACCCTCTCCCATTGTAACAAACACTTCACCTTCCAGGAGTTCTGAAGCTATTGTCATTAGATTATCTGCAGACAAATCTCCCCAACCTAATTTTTCACCTTTCTGATTATACCAACCATAGTTGTGACCCTCTTTCTTTCTATGGTTAGATACCATCTGACCACACCGCAAACCAAACAATCTTCCAGTCTGACGAAATTCACTTCCAAACATTCCCTGCTTCAATCTACTAAATTTAACCACATTATTTTTCTTAGTAGGGTATATCTTTTTAAAAGTAGTTTTCATCTTTATTTCCTTTCTGGTAACCACTCCCACCAACCAGTACGTCTAGTCATAGAAAGTGCTGTCCAATTACAACCATTTTCAGTTATACCTTTTTTCTTATAATGCCAATGTCCAAAATACCAAAAGCTAGGTTTGAATATACTGACAATAATGCTAAGTGCATAGTTTGAAGGATCTGATACTTTCCGAGAATCATGTTCTAACATTATAGGTAATAATTCCATCGAACAAGTATGTGAAATTAAGATATCTATACGAGTATCATCCGGAGGAAGATTATCTATATCACCATGATCTATTACTTCTTCAGGAAACCAATCAGTTCCAAATTCTCTCCATTGTTTATCAATTGAGTGTGCCCCTCCCATAAACAATATACGTCTTCCATCAGGCAAATCATATGTTGATCCTCGAGGCATATAAAATACATCCGGCGCAAGCTCGTCTGATTCTCGCCTTGCTAGTGCCCAATGATCTTCATGGTTTCCATCACACCATAAAATTGGAATCCCTTTATTTTTAATATGATCAAGAGGAACCACATTCCAACTAGCAGGTGCACTGGGCCAATACCCAAAATCTCCACAACATATAACCAATTCTAATCTATCTTTATTCTTATTGATTAAATCATTAAGTCGTGGAAATTCATTATGTACATCTCCTACTATAAGTACTTTCTTCATATTATATTGTTCCTCCAAAAAATTATAAATAATAACTTGTTAAAGTTGTTAGGACCCCCGGACAATCCGAGGGCCCCTTAAAGAAAACTAAGACGTTTGAAACCGATATTAGTATCTATATGAAATTTAATATAGACAACTAATACCTATTTCCTAATTTAATATATATAATATATCTGACTCGATGCTCTTAATGTGAACAAATTGTAAATGTGGATTGTCTCGACAATCGAACCCCTCACAGACAATCCTGGGCGGGTACTAACATGTGCCCGTCCACCTTTTTTAAATATGTATGCGAATTTTCGTATACTATAGTTTAATCGACATTCTCATATAAAATAAAATAGGAATAAACTTTAAACAATTTACTCAAAACATATATAGGAGGAAAATATTATGCCATCAAACAGCTTTGCTCCAATACTAGCTAATAAATTTACGCGAAAATGGGGAGGTAGTTCAGGAGATGCAGTTGATCCTTATGTATCTGGTTATTTTTTTACAAAATGGTCTTATCTGCCTCCAAAACTTAAAGAAGCAATAGGAGTTGCTGGTGGTTCTGATCAAATAGCATCATGGTCTGAGGCAGCTGATATACTGGCTTCATCGTGTCTATCAGTTACAATTCCTGGCGGAACGGTTAATAAGGCAGAATTTACAGGGTTGGGTGGCGTTAAATGGTCGGTACCAACAAATGTTGAATTTGATAATACTATAACATGTAAATTTTTAGAATTTTCAACATTGCCAATATTAGCTATTATTCATGGCTGGGTTAGATTAATTCGTGATTATAGAACTGGTGTTACTCATATACATAGTGCTGGTACAGAAGGTGATTATACAAAAAGTAATTACTCAGGAACTATGTATTACTGGACAACTAAACCAGACGGAAGAACAATTGAATATTACTCTTGTTTAACTGGTCTGTTTCCCATGAAAGATCCTACAGATCAATATGGTGCAGACATTACTACATATGATAAACTTGAAATCGATATAGATTTTAATGTTGATTATACGTGGCATGAAACATGGGTTAAAGGTAGATGTAAGAATTTTGCTGATAGCGTTCATGGGACTCGTTCTGTTTCTGAGGGTTACGACCAATCATAAAGAATTCAAACAATTTGAATTATACACAGAAGCTTATGAATCATCATTACTAAATAAAATAATTATTCTTAAAAGGGCCACCCCCAACATTGAGGGTGGCCTTTTTCCACGTAAAATTAACTATTTTATATCGCAAAATTTACTCGACTCTTTTTCAACTTCACCACCATTTTCTTTAATTTATTAATGGCAGATTTCCAGATATTATCTTTAATAGCTTTATCTAATTGTGACCAATCTGGATGCTTTCCCCAAACACGTCTAACATTATCTTTGTTGGAAAGTTGAGCTATGTAAGATTTATTACCTAAATTGGAATCCACATCTTTCATAATTTTCTTACATATTTCGGATTTGCTTATATTATGAAGGAAATCTATTTCTGCCCAAGTAAGGGTTTTTACAATTTCATTTATAATATAACGTACAAAGCTTTGAGTATCTATATCTTGAGATTTCGGAATTTTCCATATCCCACTATGTCTTATAAATAATTCCAATGATTTTAACATATTAAAATCTTTCCCAATACACAACATACTTACCATCTGTTTTTTTGTTAATTTTTTCGCCATTTTGCTCCTCTCCTTTGTATAAGTATTATTGATTATTACTATTATGGATTTAATATATATAACAGATTTAGGTTATTCTTTTTAGGACAAATTGTAAATGGTAGTATAATCTATCAAAAAAAAAAGATAAATAGGAGGGGTTTTAAAATGAGTGAATTTCGCGGATTTCAATTCGATCTACCCAGTTATACCGTAATTACACCACAAACTGGAGAGACCTTCAATGTAAGATCACTTACAGTTTTAGAAGTTAATAAATTAAAAACTAGTCTTGTTACTCCATCTAAAGCACATGCTCTTGTTAATGATATGCTGTGGACTTGCCTACAAAATAAACCTGACCACATGAAAAATTCTGAAGGTTTTAAAAAGGCTGTTTCTACACTAGACCGTGAAGCATTATTATATGGTTTATATCATGTAACATTTGGAGATGATCGAGAATTCCATGTTGTGTGTACAAGCTGTGGTAATGAACAACTTATTCAAATTCAATTAAGTAGAGTATTTAAAATGAATGCCTATCCCGGATCAGAAGGTGTGAAAGCAAGTTATAAAGTTGCTAGAGCAGTAGATGAAGCTGATCCAGATCCAGAAATTGAAGAGGCAATAGCTGCAGAGAAACAAGCAACAAGTGAATCTGCTGTTACAATAGGTGAAGATGTTGCACCCGAAGGAATGCCAATTGAGCTCGCTGCTCTAGAAGGTTTGCAACCACATGAAGATGGTGATGATAATGATGGAATCATCCTTACAGAGTTAGCTGAAGAATCCTCTAATGTAAAAATGGGACCAGGGGAGCCGGTTAAAGTGGAAGTCGGTAAATCGAAAAGTATTTTAGATAAACAAATAAGAATAGACTTACCCATTTCAAAAATTGTAGCTATTATAAGACAACCTTCGATTTATGATGAAGAACAACTTCTAACCGAATTAGCTTTTGCTAGTAAAAAACAAGGTGACTTAGTTAATGAAACTATGATAATTGAGAGATTTGAACAGTTTGAAGAAAGTGATCCACATAAACCATCTGTGGTTGTTAGTAGAAGGGATGACATTCTTTGGGGATACCAATCACTTCCTCCTCGAGATAAAATAAAAATATTTGATAAATATACTGAAGAGTTTGGAAAGTATTGTATTGAACTTACTAGTAATTTTGAGTGTAACAAGTGCGGATTTGATAACGATCTGGACGTAAACATCGCCGTCCAATTCTTTCGAATGGTTGGGATCTCCTAAAGAGATCTCAAGGTATAAGAAAACCATCGAAGAAAATATAAAAACATATATGGAACTTCGAAGGTCTTCTTGGAATGATGTTGTGATGATGCCATATCAATTTTTTATGGATGATCTAAAATGGAAAATTGATCTGGAAGAAGAAAAAAGAAAACGATTAGAAGAGAAACAGCGATCGTCCGGTGATAAAGCATATAAAGCACTTCAAAAACGATAAGATAGGAATTTTGTTATGACATTAGAAATACGTAATAAACTAATAAAATATTTTGGTACCGATGATATTAAAATTATAGGTGCAAGAAAATTACCTAATTTTTTAAAAAAATATAATTATATAGATGAAATTATTCAAACAATAGATAATGATGAATTAAGTACAATTGGTAAGATATACGTTTATTTTAAATTAGATAAACAAATACCGCTATGTAAAATGTGTACTAATCATGTAAAATTTAAATCTTTCAACAAAGGATTTCAAATATATTGCAGTTCAAAATGTTCTGGATTAGATCCTGAATATCAAACCAAACGACAGAATACAAATTTAAAGAAATTTGGATCAAAACATCCTGCTCAAAATGAAACTGTTTTAGATAAAATGAAAAAAACAACATTAGAAAGATATGGTACAGAATATACATTTCAATCTGAACATGTTAAAGAACAAACTAAATTAACATGTCAATCTACATATGGCGTAAATTATACAGGTCAAATCCCAGAACAAATTAATAAGGCTCAAACCGTTAAACATAAAAAATATTATGATAGATTAATAAATGGTGATAGATTAAAAAATCTCTGCGAACCATTATTTACAGCAGATAAATACAAAACATGTCAAGATACACATGATTGGAAATGTTTAAAATGCGATAATATATTTTCTAGTAAAATTCTTTCTGGAGCAGTGCCTAGATGTTTAAAATGTTATCCATTAATAAATACTGGTACTTCACAAATGCAACAGGAAATATTAGATTTTTGTAAACTACATTTCGATAATATAATTGAGAATGATCGTGAGATATTAGATGGTAAAGAAATAGATATATTAATTCCTGAAATTAATTTAGGTATTGAATTTAATGGATTATATTGGCATGGTGAATTATTTAATGTTATAAAATATCAAACACCTCTTGAAAAATTTAAGTATTATCATCAGAATAAAACTATAAATTGTAAAAATAAAGATATAAAATTAATTCATATTTTTGAGGATGAATGGATTTATAAACAAGAGATTGTGAAAAGTATACTCTTAGCCAAAATGGGAAAAACATCTAATACTATATATGCTAGAAAATGTTCAATTATTAATAATGTTGATAATTCAGAAGGTAGAGTCTTTTATGAGAACAATCATATTCAAGGATTTCAATCAGGCATTCATATCGGGTTGGAATATAATAATGAGATAGTATCAATGATAACATTAGGAAAATCACGATATGATAAAAAATATGAATATGAAATTATTAGATTTTGTTCTAAAATGAATACTTCTGTTGTTGGTGGATTATCTCGCCTCATGAAATTTTTTATTATTAATTATTCACCCAAATCTATATTAACTTATGTTGATGTTAGATATGGTGATGGGTTAGGATATCTTAATTGTAATTTTAAATATGTATCTTTAACACCACCTGGATATTTTTATATTAAAAATGGTATAAGAGAATCTCGTATAAAATATCAGAAACATAAACTTGTAAATATTTTTG